ATCCTGCTCATCCAAGATGTCGTCCAGAATCACAATGTCGCCGCCGCGACCCGTCATCGCACCGCCCTTACCAATGAAAAACGCTTCACCGCCCTGACTCGTGTCCCAACGGCCCGCCGCCTTGGAGTCCGCAGACAAGGTCATGTCCGGAAACACATCCCTATACCGGTCCTCCGAAACCAAGTTACGGATCATACGGCCAAAGCGCTGCGATAACTCCGCTGTGTGGGAACCCACAATAAGCTTGGACTTCGGTACACGGCCCATTAGATACGCCGGAAACAGATAACTGCCCTTCTGAGACTTGCCGTGACGAGGCGGCATCGCAATCATCAACCGCTTACATTCCCCAGAAACAACCCGGTCAAGCTTCTCCGCAATCAACCGGTGGTGCTCCCCCACAATCATCTCCGGCCATACGTACTGACAGAACGCCAAGAAATTCTTCTTCGCCTTCTGCTGGCCCTCCAGCTGCAACATCCGAAGCTCAAGCTTCTTACGGTGCGCCTCTACATCAAACTGAGATTTATAAACAGACATGGTCAAGATGCCGCTCCTGTGACATGGGTCTGCCGCATTATACCCATTTTCGTTTTGAAATTTTTAATATACCCCCACCCGTCGATTTTACAAAACAAGGGGGGCCTTTTCAGAGGCGCGTGGTTCACGGTTCACGGCTGCAAACAAAAAGGGCAGGAATGTTCCACGTGGAACATACACTCACTCTATCAATAAACCGGAATCGATTTATTCTACCTATCGTCCATCGATAGGAAAAATATATCAATACTTGTATATCGATAGGGAAAGCAAACAACCCTCGTTCTATGTGATACACGCTAGAGGTTTAACCGTGAAAGTTTCACGCTTCACGGCGCACGGACCGGGGGCTTTTCAAAAGTGTTTCGCTACCCGTTGTATGTATGAAATCGGGCTTCTGCCCCGCCCTGCGCGACGAGGGGGGCGAGGCGGAGGGTCGGTTTTCGCGGGTCGCGCGGCGGGTTTGGAATCGGCGTTAGGGTACCTGTTATTTCCGGTAATGTTATTTACCGGAAACAGTGATCCGTTACATATCAATGACTTACGCTCAACGGCGCGCGGCGCATGGCCAACGATAGAGTAAACCTATCACCTCGGCCCACGGTCCACGGATCTGGACCAGCGGCCCACGGATCTGGACCAGCGGCCCACGGTCCACGGCGACGGCGTATCAGGCGGCGGCGAAAGGGCGACGGAAAACGGCGCGCGGCTCGCGTGTCTGGTTCGACGCCTGGGCGAAAAAAAGCCCGCACAAGGCGGGCTCTTCGGTCGGCGGGCTGGCTGGCGATCAGAGCGCCATCAGAATAACCATCATGGCGTACCAGACCGGAACACCAATAAGAACGCCAATCACGGTTTTAGCAATATCGGCCTTGCTCATGCTGCCACCTCCGCGAACGTCTGACGCACGATACGCCAGTAGGCCTCGGTAGTGTCTACAGTGCGCACTACGCGGATCTTCCTGTGTGTGTGCTTATGGCATGCGGCCTCTTCCACCGCATCAGCGCGCGAGTAAAAACCGTTGATAACTTCGGGCTCGCCTGTCTCGCGCCAGATCCCGATCACTACGTAGTAGGTCTTTTCCATATCTGCTTTCTCGCTGTATTGTGCCCGTCCGGCGGCGGGCAAGGAATGCCGGAAACGTGATAGTAACAGAAAACAAAAAGCCCGCACAAGGCGGGCTCTTCGGGTCCGGCAGGCTGGTCGGTTACTGGACCAGATCCAGCATGGCGCCGGCTTGCGTTTCCAGTTCCACGCGATCCGCTGTGTATGGGATATCCCGAGCGTATGCTGTCGCAGCTGTCACGGCATCCCACACTGTCTCCACGGGCCGGCCCTCATCCAGCATGTGGGCATGCTCCATCTTGGCCGCTACTCGCGGCCCGAAGCGCTTGGCCAGAAAGTCTGAGACCTTATCACCGAGACGCGCATTCTGAGCGGCCTGCAGCGCCTGTGTGATCCCATGAGCGCTGGAATTCGCGTACTCAATAAGAGCGGGCTGGACCTGCTCAAGGAACCGATCAGGCGCGCCCGCTGTATGCCGGATAGTTATATCCTGCACATGCTCGGCGCCCCACACGATCCGGTTAGAGCAAGCGTAGTCGAAAAGGAATGTTTTAACCTTGAGCGCGCCGGCGCCCACTTCGGAGTTAGTCACAAAAAAACCGCGCGCCAGTGTTCCAGTTTGCCCGTTGCGACGATTAGGCAGTTCGATTCGATTAACTTCATCGGCAAGGAAAACAAACATATCCCTGTCCGAAGCGAAAAGGGTCGTGTTCTTACTGGTTACTTCAACGGCCCTCCCGAATTCGCCGGGCACCCGAAAAGTGCCCGTAACGCCATCGCCGAACCGGTCCACTAATCCAGATATAACATCTGCATTCCAGACACGCCCATAACGCGGCCCTGTCGCGGCCCGTAGTGTGCCGGTATTGTCGCCGGCACCACGGCTTATTAAAACGCCTACCTCTTCCACGTCGCGGGCAACCTGAAGCCCGTAGTTCAGGCAATCTGCTGCCATTGGTGCGGGCAACTGTCGCAAGTAACCGGCGGGCGCCTGTATCAGTGTCGCCAGCTGCCCGAATGCAAAATGCGAGGGAGCGTAAGGGTGGCCGTTTGGGCCTTCAATCAAAAGGCCTCGGTTATCATCTGTCGGGACGGCCTGTAGGCGGCGGGAGGATACAACGGCCTGACGGCTAATAGCTCGGCTTTGTTCTGCCATTGCCTGCATTTCGATCAATGAGGTGAAACGCTCTTCGGCTGGACGGTTAGACCACTGTCGGTTCGCATTAGTTAAAATTGTCATATGCTTTCTTCCTGTATCGGCGCCCGTCCGGTGGCGGGCAATATGGGTGAACCGGAAGCGCAACTGTAACTTTTTAAAAAGTTAAATGCAACGGCCTTACAAAATAAAAAGCCCGCATATAGCGGGCTCTCTCTCTTCATTAGCAGAACACTGACGGATCAATGCCGGATCTTCGTATGTTCCACAATGACGTCGATCCCTCCGTGTGTGTAGCATGCCAGACACTCTATACACTTTTGGCCGGTGCAATTGGCGGCGCCGTCGTACCCTTTCGGCACATTATTAAACACTTTATCAAAAGCTTTCGGCGGGCGCTCCATGATCCGATCAATTCTCGGGTTACTGTAAATTAAAATCAGATTAGCCGGCCTCTGGCGCGCCATGCGGACTAACGCCTGACGCTTAGTCCAAAGTGTAAACGTGGTTTGTGGGTTAGCCTCTGCAATCAGATAAAAATTCTCTAAATGCTGCTTGTTGATCAACTCACCGTGACCATGAAACCGAAAATGTCGGGCATTGATAACCGGTATCTGGCGCTCGGTAATGGGTGCCGACAATACCTCACTGTTATGCTCAAACGCCGGAACACAATTTTTTCGGCTTCCGGATAACATGGCGGCGCTATAGCATTTTGCACATATGCTATCCGTCGTGCGCATGGCACCACAAAAATCATTGCTCAGTGTATTGGTATTGATTGCCTGTAAGCCCTCAAGCTTACCGCTCATGGTACTGATTTTAACCGGCCTGTCGGTTGCTATGATCATGTTTACTTTCTCCTGTATGGTTAAACATAAACGAACAAGCCCGATACTAATCGGGCTCGGCGTTAACTGTCAACTATTTAACGGAAGAGAAAACCGAAGAAAATAAACCTTAGTAGCCGGCGCAATTCGCGCCGCCGCTCTTCCTTGTCATGATCTGGCGGGCGCGCCGGTAACGGCCTGATCGGTATTATCGGTACCGATTTTCTACGGCCTCTCTTCATACAGATCACGCTCCACCACCTCGCAACTACTCAGAATTTTAACCTTGCCCTCTTCACGCTTGGCAACTCCGCCGACGTGGTAGGCCTGTCGCTTGGCTCCTGTACGCGAACCATAGCCAGTTACACCATTGCCACCAATATCCAGCACCTCAACCACACGGGCGCGCTTTTCGCTGATCAATTCGGCGACGGCGGTAATCACCTCCGGACGCCAGCCCGCTGGCGTAAAAACCGACGCGTTATATTTAATCGTTACCATGCTGCACACCCCCGCTTTTATGTACTGCCAACGCTTCATGCAAGATAATCACTGCGCTTGTAAAGTCATCGTTTTCCCAATCCGGAAACTCACACGCCATGATGACCTCTTCCAACTGGTCTTGCGTTAATTGAATAGTGATCACTGTGGGTCTCCCCTCATCTTTAACGCCTTCATCACATCATGGATAAGCCCCATCGGATGATCTAAATTCAGTGGGCTGTCTGTCTGCAACTCTTCGAGTTGATCCAAAGCCTGATCAAGCATCCCAACCATGATCTGTATATCGGTCTTGCGGCGGTACCTATGGTCATCAGCCCAAGCCGGATGACCCTTTAAGTCGTACCAGCTACCGTAGGGGGCACTGGCCTCCCATCGCTGATAAGGTTCATCCGTCTGCATTGCATCCGCAGCGTAGGCAGTCATCGCACGTGCGTGTTTATGTTCGCTTCTCATTCGCCCTTCTCCAGTAGGTCTATCGCATCAAGAATCGCATCGCGCACTGCTTCAAAGTACTCAGGCTCGTATGCGTCGGGGTTGTCCAGATACCGGTCGGTATCCAATGCCGCTGCGTTAAGCAGCTCAAGTGCCCGTTTCATGCTGCACCCCACATGTACTTTTGCAGTACAGCAACTTCTTCGGTCGCCACCAACTTGCAGGAATGCACTGCGTAGTGGAATTCACCGCCGCAGTCGTATACTCCTCGATTAGACCACTCGAGGTCTTCTTCATCATCGTGGCACTCGCCCAGCAGGGCGTTGCGCTTGGCTTCTTCCTCGTTGTCCGCAGTGACCAGCGATGTTGTGTCTTTGGCGTATTCGCCAGACAAAATCTCAATGACTATGTAATACGTGTTCATCTCACTTTCTCCACTGTATGTGCCCTCAGGCGGCGGGCAGTTTTTGCCTGTTTTTCTAAAATGCCACCGCCCGACACCCGTTGTCAACAGGTCAATGCATATTGCAGCAAATGCCAGCGCACGTTATCGGCTGGCCATTGCTGGTAAGCCGGCACGTCTACTCCCCGCTCCATCAAGTCCTGCACCTGCTTGCCCTTGTACAGCAGCCACTGCGCCCCATGTATCGTCGGCGCCTTTGGTGGATGGTATTGCACAAGGATATAGGTCGGCACCTTTATCGCAGCATGCGCGGTATGAAACGCAATCTGGTGCGGGCTGAACTTGATCTTGCGCCCACGCTTAACGACTTTCAACTCCAGCATGGCAAAACCACAATCCTTTATCGCCAGCAGACAATCCGGAATACCAAGCCCGACGCGACTCTCAATCCTCGTCAGTCTCGACTCTGGTGGCAGGTTCTCCTTCAGTCTCTGGTACAACAATGTCTCCGGTTTCGTCGCCATAACGCATATTCTCCTCATTGATAGAATGTTCAATGTCTTCCGGCACAAGGTCGATGATCTCACTCGGCGTACCATAGACGTCCTTCAACCGCTCCAGCTCCTTCATGACATCTTCAGCAGTCATGCTGTCGATGGCACCATAGCGCACCTCTTTGCGCTCAACGTAAATCGTGCCCAGTGCCTGCCCTCGGCGAAACTCGGCCTGCACCGCTGCACCAAAGTTACCTGCCTGCATGGCAGCGTCCCGAATACGCTGTAGGTCGCGCATATGCCGCTCGTAGGTCGTACCATAGACCTCTGCAATCTCCTGCCTATGCTCCTGTATGGCAGAGACAATGTGCGGGGATAGTCTAGGGTTGGTCATCTCCGTTGCTTTGCCCTTCGCCTTAGCGGGGTCATACCCTGC